GGTTCTGCAATTTTAGGTTATGATGAGCATATGAGTATTCAAAAGACTATTCGCAAGCCAGAGGAAAAACTTAAAGAGTTTAAAGCTGCTAATAAGATTATGCTACGAACGTTTATAGAAGACATTAGTTCGACCGATACTAAAATGTCCGGTCGAATTAATGAAGATACTATTTTGTTAAAAATAGGTTAAGTTATAGTAACAGTAATAGTTCCAAATTTAGCAAATGCGCCACCTGACGCACCAGTAACTTTAATTGTTAACGATGCACCTGCAGTTAATAGAATAGTACTAGTTTCTCCATTGCCTGTTGCTTCGTCATTATCTTGATATGCACTATTATTTAACGATAATCTACAGTCAAACCCAGTTGCGGTAACTGTATAGGTCCTTGTATGTGTTGCAGTATAAGTAAACGTTAAAATTTGCGTAGCATATGTTGATGTACCAGTAAACGGTGTAGGCGGTGCAAATGTCGGTAGATCAGTAACAACAGTTATACTTTTAGTTGAATTTCCAACGTTGTTATATGCACCAACAGTAACAATGTACGAAGCACCAGGGGTGCATCCATTAAATGTATAAGTAGTTACAGTACCAGCCATAGGGAACGGATTTGCTAAAATATTACCGTAAGTAGAATTACTTGCACTAGCGTATATTAACGTTACCACACCACCACCGGCTGCATATGACCAAGAAATAGATATCGAAGTTGACGTTTTTGATACCAATGTCACCGTTACTTCACCTGGGGCAACATTTACAGTAGTTGCCGACCATGATCCTAAAAATGTTCCTATAGTAAACGTCATATTTGTCGTTGTAAGGGGCGAATAACTAGTCGGAAGCCGTAATACTACAAGCAAGTTTCCGGATGGATCAGTTGAAATATCGCTTCTTGAGCTATCTTGAGCATACTTTAATGTGAAATTACTATTACCGGCACCAATTACACCCCCAGATGCTGAAATTGTTAAACTATTATAATTTGGTTGTAAACCATAAACTGTAAACGTTCCCGAATCTGCCATAACACCACCTATTGGTTGACCAGTTGCATTAGCCGGAATAGTTGGAATTGGAGTTGGTGTAGTATCTGGTGTTGGTGTTACTGTTATAGTATTTGATGATGCACTATACCCTGCAGCGTTAGACACTGCAATGTATATTGAATATGGTGTACTCCAGTTAATTGTTCCAGATAATCTTCCCGAATATGGAGGAGATGCACTAATCCAGGTAGTTGTTAAATCTCCAGGATTTGGTGTAGTCCATATTGCGTAATTACTCCATGGTCCGCCTGTATTAGTACCTACTGTAAATCCAAAATCAATAAATCCTAATCCGCTAGCTATATATGACAAAGTTACAGTTACAACTGGAGCAGTTAACACTGGAGTTGCAGAAAATACTGAAGCTGAACCATTTGCAGTGCTATTACCTGCATATACTGAAAATAAGTATTGTGTACCATTAGTTAACCCAATATATGTAAACGTACCACTGCTAATGTTAGCATTTGACCCCGGGGTGCCGCCATTCATAACTGAAGCTACAAATTCAACCGGACCAGCTGTACTTGCTCCAAGTGTATAAGGAAACGATATCGATCCGTTTTGTGCAGTAACTGTTCCGATCGCCGGAGTCACATTCGGAGCCAATTTTGGTACAATTACAGTATTTGATGTAGCAGTGTACGCTGATAATGAAGAAGTAACTGTACAATACCAAGTTCCCCACCAAGTTCCCCAAACAGCATTTGATGTACCCATGTAATATGCAGTACTAGTACCATTATTAAGAATTGTCATAGGGGATGGTGAATTGAGACCGGACATATTACCAGTGCCGGTACCGACAATATTAAAGGTATCCGTAGGCCATGCATTTGTAATAGAAACAGCCATTTCTCGAGTAGTTATATTAAATGATATCGACACTGCTGGAATTGGATATACAGTTAACGTACCGGTAGTTCGTGTATGGCCAGTAGCACTAAATGTAGCCATAAACTGACAAGTACCACGAGCACCCACCATATAAACTGTACTAGCACTTCCATTAGAATTTACTAGCAGACCGCTTAAAAATACAACGTCAGTTATATTGCCATTTGAGTTAACCGTTTGCAGTGTAACTGTACTGTTAGCTATTGCGCCAGTAATATTTAATGTTGCCGTTGATCCTACAGACATTGATGAAGGACTTACTGTAAATACTTCGTTTGCAGTAGTCCTAACACTATAGGTTTCAGTCCGTGACCCGACTGTATACGTCATAGAAGTAACTGTATTATAACTATTACTTGTTTGCAATACTAACTGCATTACGAATGACCCAGATGGACTAGTAGTTACAGTAGCTGATGTAGATAGTGGAGTACCTACTGTGGTGTAGGTTCCTGCGAAAAACGACCCCCCTGATGAACTAACATTTATTGAGTAGTTGTGCTCTAAATCGGTAACATATGCTGCCGCTGCAGAAACTGTAGAGTTAATTGGAATTGAATAATCGGTTGAATTATCCCATGACGCTAGTGGAAGAGTTGGATAGATATCCGCAGCTCTTGTTGTTGCTGTAAATGCAGGATTAAGGGTTCTTGATCCTACTGTTATCGATGCTGTGCATGTTGTACTAAATGCATTTGGCATACGAATACCAAATGCAAGAGCAACTGACCCTGTACTATCTGTATTAACTGTAAGACTTGAATTAGTGTATTCAGATACAGAAGTTGCACCAGTAACACTCATACCACTAAATGCTACAAAATTTGTAAATGACCAAGAAATTGTTATAGGGCAATTTTTAGACATTCCTGAAATCATTTGGCTTGCAGGATACAACTGGGCATACGGTTCTAAATTGCCTGAATTGGCAACTTCTATAACTGCAAATGTATCTGGATAGATGTCTGCATTTTGTGTAACAGTCTCTGAGTATCTTGTATGACCACTAGAATTAAATGTAGCGCGTAATCGATATGTTCCAAACCCTTCTCTATATATTGATTTAGTTACAGTACCAGTTGCTGATAAGAATTCATTAACTATGGAATTTGTATTTACTATAGTCCCGGTTGCCTCAATTACATCAAGATTATATCCGTCAAACTCATTAGCTCCTGAAATTGTATATGTAATAGCAGCCCCATCAGTTATAGTACGTGTTCCAGGAGTAACACTTATTACTTCGTCTGGTGTTGTTACTATAGTCCACCCGCCTTGGGTTGTGCCGCCTACACTAAACTCCATGCTAACTGCAGTTTTATAACTTCCACTAGCAGTACGTCTAAGATATAATGTAAATTCACCTGAACCATTTGAAGTAGCATTACCTGATGTTGCATAGCCTGCCATTCCTGTAGCAAAAATAGTTCCGCTAAGACAACTAACGGGTATTGTTGTCCAACTAGGTTCGACTCCTCGAACTAATACTGAAGTTTCTTGCACACTGTTAAGATCACAATTAAACCGTACAGGTAAATCTCCTACTCTTGGCGTTGGGATTAAATCTGGATCTAATGAAGTATCGGTAATTGACATAGTGGTATTTGACGTTGCAAAGTCACCAGTTGGTGATCCAGTTAATTGGAAAGACATTGTTTCTGGTGTACTTTCAGTTAAATGATCAGTTGCAATAGTAAACGATACAGTTGCAACACCGCTATTTACAATAAATGACCCAGTTAATGCAGGTGTCATACTTACAACTGTACCGCCAGTTGAAGTATACGACATTGCAGAAAAGTCAGCAGCTGATACGCCTGTTATACTCCAATTATACGATGTATTAGTTGCTACATTAGTTGTTGAAATCCCAAATGATCCAGTATTTGAACCAGCGGTTTCAGTAACTGTAGCTCCGCTTCGTGTATATGTAAATAGCGGCATTGGGGTTACATACGCAGATGTTGTTGCTGCACTACTTATTCCGTTGTATACGTTTTTAGCATAAATAGAAAAGGTTCTAGTTCCTGACAATCGAGAATTGTTTGCAGACAAATCGCCTAATACAACTGATCCAGAAGTTATACCAGTTTTTGTTTGTCCGGTATCTGCAGTTACAGTATATGTATAAAGTGAATTATATGTCCATGATATAGTTGCAATACCTGTCCCGCCTACTGCAGATGGGTTAGATGGCGGATTTGGATCTCTAGTAGTTACCGAAAATGTTCTAGAACCTGCCCCTATTATAAATGTACTAGTAACTGTATTTGTTTCATTTGGTGATGCATTCATTCTAGGCTGAAATACAATGTTACCACTACTATCCGGAATTACAGTTGCAGTTGTCACCCACCCTGTTGTTAACGATAATGTTCCAGTTTGGAATGACCCATTTGATGCAGAAACAGTTACACCTCCACCGGTGCTATATCCAGGTGTAAATGTTCCAATTGTTACTGATGAACCGGCAACATTTGTTGTTCCCAGTTCTTGATTAGTAACACTTACAAATGCTGAAGTTATTGGATCTGGTTTTAAATCTGGAAGTGTTGTAATAGTGTTATCTACATAGATATTTCCTGCCCTGTTGTAGGTATAAATTCTTATTGTATAACCAGTCCATCCTATTAAGTTTGTGTTAGTTACAGTTGAAATAATCGAATTTGCTAATAACCCACTGTCAAAAACTTGCGACATATCACTTGTTAAGTATGCATACACTCGATAATTATCTACAGTTCTAGTTGGTGTTGTAACTGCTTTTGTCCATGATATAGAAATAGAATTCATATCAGGAGTTAAAATTACACCCGTAACATTTACTGGTACTTCTGGCCACGATGTTTCAGTAGCAGTACCTGATTTTACAGATTCACCACCTGCATTTACTGCTGCAACTTGATACGAATGTGCCGTATATGCGGTTATACCGGTATTATCAATAAACGGTGATGTTTTAGTGCCTACTGATGCGCCGCCTTTGTATATTACATAAGATGTTGCTCCAACGGTAGTGCCCCATGTAACTGTAATACTTGTTTGACTTGTTGCAACCGCAGATGGCGCTGCTGGTTGAACAGTTTTAGTAGTAAACGATAATACAGCACTAACAGCAGTGCCTGCTTCATTATTAGTATCGACATATACATTGTAAACTGTGTTAGCTACTAATACAGATGTCGAAGTATTACCAACTGTCGTGTTTCCTAATAATCCGCTATTATATTTTTCAACACCGTCGGCCTGTAACAATACTCTTACTCGTTGACTAATAATAACCGGACTTGCAGATTTAGTCCATGTTACTGCTACAGTAGATGATGTTATATTTGTTAATGCGCCGTAACTTACAGCTGTTGCTGCAATTGGAAAATCTGGTAACGATCTTGTTGGAGCAGCTGCAGCAGACATTGGGCCTACCCCACCGGTACTTCTTCCTTTAACTTTATATGTGTGCAATGAATAAGTTAACACATTATGGTCATACGGTATTTGAACGCCGGTTACAATTAACGTATCTGTTCCAGAAATAACTTCATAAACATCATAAGAAGATGCGTATGTTGCAGATGCTGTAACTCTTAATATATTTTTACTAATAACATTAACTACTGGGGTAGTTGGAGTTAGTGGCACGTTTTCTAATGTTAATAAATCTGCAATTGTTTCTGCAGTGGGTAATGGGGTAATTGCAGTGTTTGACGCTAACAAGTGAACTTTAAATGATGTACCTGCAGTTAACCCTGTTAAATTAGCAAATAGCTGTAACGGACTGGTTGTAAACTCTTGTATTGGACCATATACAATAGAATCAGTTGCTGCGTCTTTAACTGTAACAGTGTACTTATTACGAATACCATCTGATTCTTCCCACGACACTCTAGCAGTAGTTTGGTAAACTAGTGTAAATTGCGGATTTTTTGGTTTACCAATATTTGATTTACCAAATCCGTCCCAAAGTGAAATTAGTGCTTGATCGTTAGGCTTTTGAAACAAATTACGCACAGTAACTTGATTTAATGAAATAGGTGTATTTGGCGCAAAAAACAATTCAACATTAACTTGAGACATTGAAATTGAATTCTGAGCATTAGTAGATGGATTTCGTTCTAATGGTAGTGTCATTATTCTCTACCTTTTAACTCGTTAATTTCTACTTGTTGTGCTTTAATACATTCAATCAGTAACGGGATTAATTTTGCATAATCAACTGCTAGCATTCCATTTTCTCGTTCGTTAACTGCTTCTGGTAATACTGATTGCACTTCTTGTGCAATTACTCCAACATCGTATTTTTTAAATAAAGATTGATCTTGTGTTGCATAGAATTCTCTATTCCATTTAAATGTATTACCAGATAATGCCATTAATTTTTCAATTGGATTAGTGATAGGAGTAATATTTTCTTTTAATCGGTTATCTGATAAACTATACGCAGTAACGTTACCTGTAGCAGATATATCTCCACCAACACTTATATTTCCTGTTGTAGAAATAGCCAACGGCGCAGAAGAAAATGAACTAGATGCAGTGAGAGCCGCAGCAGCAGTTGATGAGGTAAATGTCGGATTTAATACATACGCAACTGTACCGGATCCGTTAAATGTAACTGTTTCTGAAGTATTGTTTATAGTGTTCAATGATATAGACGAATTTAGCGTTAACGTTTTATTGTCAGAAGCACTATCTAGTGTCATTGATTTATTTACAGTTAACGTTTTACTATCAACACCTGCTAATGTTATTGTATTGTTTACAGTTAATACTTTTGTATCAAGAATTGTTAAGGTTGATCCATTTGCAGGAGCAGTAACAGTTAATCGATTAAGGGTATTTGAATAACTTGGATACCATTCACCGATATTGTTACTAACTACATATGTTAAGTATAACGGTTTACCTATTTCGGCACTAATTGCAATTGAAACGTTTCCTGTTGCATTAATAGTAAACTTTCCGGTTGGTATTATTGTAATCTGTCCACCGTTAACAAATGTTACTGGAGGATTAATATTTGAAATACTGCTAGTTCCACTAACAAAAGAAATTTGAGTTGATAAACTAATACTATTAGCAGCAGGAATAGTAGGAACAGACGCACCGACATCATCTACTCCTAAGTAATCCAAAAACGCTAGCCGACCTAAGTCTCCATTGGTCGGCACTTGATTTGGTTTTGTTCCAATAAAACTACTCATTAATTTAACTCCTTAGAAAGTGTTAATGTATCTTTAAAATTATATTCTTGTCTCATTCTTAATTCCTTATTGGGTTGTAATTGCCGTTATTTCTGCATCATTTAATCTTACTGGATAATATGCAATTTTAGAAATTGTTTGAGCACCTGTTTCGTTACCTATATTTAACCGTTGCATAGGATTTACAGAATCGACTATATCTGAAGCACTATCAGTTACTAATGTTGCATTATCACCATTTGAAATATAAGACACTATAGCATTTGTAACAGTGATAACTACACTTGCCGATAAAGTAGTTGATGGTGCTTGTGAAGTTACTAAGGTGTTTCCTAATACCGAAACAACATAAGTTCCTGCAGGATATGAACCTACTCCGGTTGTTACTGCAATAGTTGCACCTGGAAATATTCCATTAATTACTGCAATTGATGTAAATGTAGTAGTTGTTGTAGTTGATGCCGATGCAGTAATTACTACTGGTAATAACGTTGATCTGTACGCTACTGCATGAGTAACTTCATTATTTAAAACTGCAGTAGTTATACTAGAAAGATTAAACTGTGTTGTCGATGTATTAGTTTTACCAACTGCTTTATAAATCATTGACGACGTGCCAGTAGTTAACCCACCTACTGCGATAGTTGTAGATTGATTAACGTTTTCAATAAACACACCACCATAATCTTTAACTGTAATTGACTTATCAATTGCAGTTGCAGCTTGAGAAATTAATATAGTACCTTCATTTTGATTATACCATCTTGAGAAATTAGTACCGCCAACATAAACCGTATCTGCTTCTCGTGTTACAATAGTTGTAACAGTTGGTATATAACTTGTAACCATTCCTCCATCTTCTAATTGCGCACCCCACATTACAATCGAATCACCTGCTGTTTCTAACTTAATACCTACACCATGATCTGATGTATTGTCAGTAAAATCATATCTTGTTAGTGTTGTAGTTACTGGAATTGTATACCAAGATGGCTCTGAAGACTCAATTACTGGGGTATTTGGATCCATTGTGTATTGTATACTTCCTGTTCCTGAAACTCTCTTAATCCATATTGAGAATGTTCTAGGAATAGGACCGCCTGCAGGAGCAGATTGGAACATAATTTTTGCAGGAGCAAGTGCAGTTGTACCGCTATCAGCTGTAAATTTAATTGCAGTAGTTCCATCCGGAGCAACTACACCAGATAATGGATCTCTTGAAATACGTGTATCATACCATGTTGTAGCATCTGTTATTACTCCTAACGTGAATAACGCAGAATATCTTATATAATTAGTTCGACTTTCTTCGATTAATAACCCTGATGACATTCTAGTTACTGTATTATATGTAAACCTTGGTTGATTAGCAATTGCAACTTTCATTACTCCTGACATATCATAATATGTACCAATTGACTCACGCGTAAATGTAATCCTTGGATCTAATGTTCTACTATTAGCAAAATCAAACATTACGGTTGGTTTTACTTTTGGTCTTGTATCACTTGCTTCTAATCCTGCACCGGACGATCTAAATGTACCCTGTCTTGCATCAAATGTACTTCCTGTCGGTAAAGTCCATGATCCGGAAATTGTACCAGTAAGGTTAGTACCACTGTAATTAAGTGTAGATGCGTTTATTGTATTACCTGAAACATCTAATGTTCCTAAAACTTTAACTACAACTGGTGCTAAATTAGTACCATTACCTACTGCAGTTAAAAAGTCAGAAGAACCAGGAGTTGTAAATACTACCTTTATTGTTTCTGCCGCACCTGCTCCTATAGTATCAATAATTTTAGAACCGTCAATTTTATATTGTTCGGCATTAATATCACCAACATCACCAGTTTTTACTATTCTATTTCTTAGATCATTAGTAGTAGTTGTAGCTATTAAACTATAGGTATTTTGAGAAGTGGTTGTTCCGTTGTAAGACGCTAACATAACATAATTAGTTAACGCAGTAGTACCACTACCAAATACCGCATTCGTAATACCGTCACCGCCTGTAACAACTGTACCAAATGATATTTCAGTAGGTGCTACCGATGATCCACTATTATTTCCTAATACATTCCCTGTACTTATTGCAGCTAGTTTACCTAACGCAACACCGTTATTTTTAAGATCGATCCAACCGTATGTTGCGTTAAATTGATTACTATTAAAGCTAGCAACACCTAAATTAGCCTGAACAAAACTACTTGGTACAGTAGACGCTGTAGGTGCAGCAGTTAGTGCGAGTTTACTTTGATCAACTGCAGCAGTTGAACTAACCATACTGTTAACAATCTTACCAGCACCGATTATAGAAGTTAAATTGTAATATGTTATTCCGGAAATTGTTTCAGAAACAACCGATAACGTTATATCTCCGATAATCGTTTTATTACGCCATTTATACTCTGTTGACAATCCACTGTCAGTTGGTCCAATTACATATGATAACACTTGTGCAGATTGTGGAGTACTTGTTACTTTAACATCACCTAACTTTGAAACTGCATCTTTTGACGATATTTGAGTATCTACATAACCTTTAGTTGCAGCATCTGAATCTACTGCAGGTCCATTTAAGCCAGTAATTCGATGCTCGCCATTCATGTTAATAGGGCCGTTCATAGCAGTAATACCATTTAATGGTAAGAATCCAGGTCCAATAATTGACGTAAACGGCATCAATGAACCACCGTGATCTAATCCTAATCGTTTATCAATATACCCACGTACTGCACTTTGAACAGGAACAATTTCAGATGCATTGTTAGTTAATGATGAATCAGATGAAAACTCGTTAACAACAACCCCTCTACTAAAACCAAACCCTTCGATGTTTGATAACGAAATCTTAGCACTAAACGTTACAGTACCAGTACCTTGGTCTACTGAGAAGAAACGTCCTACTCTAAATATACCATCTTGATTAGTTGAAACGTAAAAACAACGTCCTACACCTTCGTCTAATGTTTCGTGTGCAGGGTTTCTTGCTAATGCAGGATCACCGTAGATTGAATATGGAATATTTGTAGTACTATATCCGCCGGTACCTATATCACAGAAATCGTGTCCTGTTGCACGACAGGTACTAATACGTGTCGTTACTTGGCCGCCTACATCAACTGCATACCCAAGTTTTAAAGTATAAGATGATGTTTTACTAAACGGTTTACTAATACCTAAACTATCACCTAATCCAGATGTACTAGTTCTAACAATTGTAGTAGTACCAGTTCCATATAATCCGGGATTATACGGATAAAATATAACAGCATGGGTAGCATCAGCACTTGAAATTACTTGTACAAATCCGTTATAAAGTAAACTGCTATTTCCTGCAATTTGGTACCAAGTTCCTGCAGTAAGAGCTGATCCTAATGTTGAATAATTATATGCTACCGAATACCCTTCAACACCATTATAAGTAGTTAATGTTGGAAGACCTGTGTTGGCATTAACAATTGTAGCAGCAGTATCTGCACCAAAAACACCAGGATCTCCAGAAAACAACGTAGTTAATTGTGTAACGGTTTCACCGGTAGATGCAATAGACGTTCTATAAACAGGTGTTGTTAGCTCTATTATTATTACTGCATCACGGTCTTGTGATGACCGTGCTGGAGCATTTGGAGCAATACCAATTTGAACAGTTGGCGTAGTTATATAACCCGACCCTGGTCTTATTAAATTAATTTGTGTAATAACACCATTAACTACATTACATGATGCAGTTGCTTGTTGAGTGTACGGTTCACCTACTATAGTGATAGGTGGTGGTACAGTATATCCAGTACCGCCATCTGATATATAAATTCTTTTTACACTAGCTGCTAATATTGCTCTAATTGGAGACCCGTTTGGTGCCCAACATGACGGACTTACTACAATTTTGTTAGTATCTTTATCAACTGATTGAACAATTGTTTCCGAGTTCATATTTGCAGTAGTTGGTGTTTTGATTGATACCAATAAACTAGTACCAGATATAAAATCAGTTTTTACTGCGTTACTTGGTGATCCTGTAGTTAACGTAAATGTATATGTCGACGGAGTTGATTTTACATAATAGATAATTCCTTTTTCTAATCCATTAGTTGTAGTATTTGACTTAACTATATCACCTGTAGATAGACCAGTTTCTGCAATTGTTGTAAATGTAGTACCACTAGCAATAGTTGTTACAATATATTCAGATGTAATGATCATTCCCGGCACATACCCTTCAACCGATGGAAGAGTTAAGGTAGTTTGATCTTTTATTGAAGTAACCTGCAACGGAACATTATAATTAGAATTTGAATTTCCGCTAATTGTAATAAAGCTATCAACTTTTGGTATTAAGTTATCCTTATTGTACGGAATGTTAAATGTTACTAATTTATTAACTGTGCTGTCAACTTGTAATGTACTACTTGCAAACACCATTGCAGGAATACCAGTTCCGTCTGCAGAATTATTAATAATTGCATTAGCTGAAATTTCAAGATAGCCGTTGTTATTAACACCAAATGTAACTTCACTTCCTGCAGTAACAGTACCTACACCATTTAAAACAGTTATACTAGTATGCGTTAAATTTCCTACAGTAATTTCTGAACTTACAACAGTACCAATAAATTCAACAGTAGATACTCCGCCAACTAACACTTTACTGACAATAATTGTTCCAGGAACAATTGTTCCCGAATTTCCTGAAACTTCTAATATCTGAGTAGTGTTGTTATACTCTACACCTAATCTAGATGCTGCAAAAGTCGGAACTACATATTTTAATACACGATGTAATCTACCATTCCATGAAGTGATATATGTTCCTTTATTGATTTGATCAATAACTGAATCTTGTGTAATACGACTTACTGCTATTTTAGTATCACTAACTTTAGATCCTTGTGTTTTAAATGAGAACGACACCGGGCCTGCTGGAGTAATTGTTGGATTTGCAGTTGATGTAGTTACCGACCCTAATGTAATAGTATAAACACTACTTATTGGTCCGGTTACAGTTGATACAATTTGTCCTGTAAACCCAATGCCTACAATAGTTTGTCCAGCTTCGATTATTCCGACAACATTATTAACTGTTATTGTAGTACTTGAAACACTACCGGATACGATAGATGCTGTTATATTTGAAGAAGGATCACCATTTACGATGTTAGCAGGGTCAACAATAAAACTGTAATATGCAAAATCATTATCACTTTGTAAAATTGCAACGTTTGGATCTAATAAATCACCAGTTGATTCTGTTAAGTTATATGCAACAATACGATATACATCATTTAAGTTGTCATTATATTGTAATGCAGTTGATGGTCTAGTCGGTTTAACGTTATCAATATTATTAAATTTTACGTTAGTTGTTACACGAATAGTTACTACCTGCCCATGGTACAATTCTTTTGCTAACCCAGCCGATGCTGCACTAGTTGAACTTGTTGAAGCAGATAAGTTCAGTTTAAGAACTGTTTTAGTTCCAATTAAAATTGAAGTATACTCAACTGATGTGATTGAATACTTAGTAATAATACCGCCATTTACTGTATGATCAATTTCTAATGTAGAACCATTTGTTGGTTTATAATCATAACCACTAATCCACACAGATACCGCAGAAGTTGTAGCAGTAGGAGTCATTTCGTTAATAGTTAACCCTTGTTTATACACTATTGCAGTTTGAATCATGTGGTTAGCAAGGTTAGTACTATCTGGTAATTCAGTAACGTCAAACCCCGACGCCCTCATACCGTAATTACCAAAGGTGTTTGAACAGCCTACGCCTCTTAAGTTACTACCGTTGTTTGCCCAAAGCCCGGTATGTGCATAATACGTAAATGTACATACTTGTTCAGTAAACGCACCATTTGTTGCAAGAATACCATATGCTAAATCATTAAACATAGCAAAGTCGTTTGCTAACATAGACCGATTACCGCCAGTTTCTAAATTAATCCGTAAATTAGCACCATTATTTAAGAAAGTAGTAACCGATGATGCAATAGTTGATATATCGGTTAACACTGTACCGTAATCATCTGTATTATCTCCAGTTGGTAATGATGGGAAGTACTGCGGTCCGATAACAAGTGTTAACAATGCACCTGCACCGTACCCTGTAGATATATTACTATTTGCAGTTGCAAGGGCAGTTAATGATGCCGGAGTAGATGTAAAGTTGCCAGCAGTTGCTCCTGTTCTTGTAAAACTAACTGCAGTTACTGCACCAGTTAACGACACTGCAGTAACATATGCAATTACTCCAGATACTCCGGATACTGTTAATAAATTACCAACTGCATATGTGCCAGTTTGTGTTCCTGATATAGTTGCAGATACAACTTTACATGGTATAGCAACTGACGGAATAGCTGTCCATGCATGATCAACAACATAATCAATTATTATATCACACAAATTGCCTGCGTTAGTTACATAAGTAGAAGTTGACGTCGGTAGTGTGGTATAAAAGATTTGGCTTACACCGTTACCGGACGATTTAGTAATTACATTATTTGCTATAATATCTTGCAATATAGATTTTAAATGAATGTATGCTTGTTTACATAATTCAAGTTCGTCCGGAATAACACTTTGTATATTATTAGCAGTATCATAATAATAAAATGAAATAGCACTATCATAAGTTTGACTTGTTCCACCAAAGAAAATGTCATACGTGATAGCATCAATTATGTACCCGGTATCTCTTTCGCTAGTTAACACGTTATAATTAGCAAACTTACTAATATTATACCCGCTGCTACCAGCAGCAAGCCATGCACTAATTTCTGTTTTAATAAACTCTTTATTGTTTTGAATAATATCACGAACTTTATTTAAATCACTGGTTGCACTAGTAGGCCAAGTAATAGTAGGTGTTGCATTAACCCCGTTGCTAATCATACCAGTTATAATTCTAATATTATTTGATAATAAACTAGTATTTGCAAAGTATAAATTTGCCAATCTTGCAGATTCGTCAATACCTGAAATTGTTAAATCTTTCAAACCACCAATTAATAAGCTTGAATACGTTCTTAAAAATGATCTACCTGCATGTATTGATCGATAGTTAGTTCCTAATATAGCATCAGTTATTGCAGCATCAAGAACAAACCCAACGTCACGTTGTGCTTTTAATAAGTCATAAGTAAGTGCATGGGTAACAGGATCATACATATACGTAGTTGACTTATCTAACGTTAACACCACTGTTTTAGTTGATGCATCAAAACTTGCAATATCATCAATCTGATATCGGTTACCACGTACATAGAAAGAGCAAGGTGGTTGTGGCGGTCTAACATCTAAACCACTATTGTCTTCACCTATTACTGTTACAGTAAGTCCTTGATCTGCAATGTTAGTAATTGTACCATATAATCTACCTGCAAACCCGTCAATCAATTGACCACCTGCAAATCTTTTATAGTTATTACTTTGCGAGAAACTAGAACATTCTTGGATGTATGGTGATTTAGTTTTAATGTTACCTTCTGGATCAAGTACCATAGCAAATCCGCCATGACCTTGGAATGTCATACCTAAAACCCTGTTTCCTTCATTACATAAAAATACGTCAATTTCTTTATTATTTTTAGGTGTACTGTTGATATCTAACGGATCAGTTAAGTAATGACGTCCGTAATTGTTAGTATCAAACAATTTCCACGTAACTATTTTAGTTACACCTGCTACAATAACAGAATACGGATATATCCCTGGTTGATCAAATGGATAAATTACAGTACAATTCATAGTGTTGCCACTTACTGAATCAATAACTGCTCTTCCTCGTTTTTTATTATCAGTAGTCGATGTATCAGCAATTACTCTACCAACCCATGATAATAATGCTTGATAGTTACTACCTAATGTAACAACGATCTTATTTGATACACCGTCAAATGATGCAGTAATATTGTGTGAAATTACACCGGTACCGTTATTAGTAAACGACACAGCACTTCCATCTTTAACAGATGCAACCTTAAACGTGTTTATTGAAACAGGAATTACAAAATACCCTACATTTAATGTTAACCCAGTAGTTGTATTAACTGATAAAAATGTAACTCGATTGTTTAATAAAAATCCATGACTTACTAATGTAATTAAGTCGCCGGAATCAGTAAAAGACACGTTAGTTGAAACAACTGGAGAATAATCAGTATAATGAGTCATTATACCGGTACCGTTGTTAGTTAACGTCGATGCACTACCAGTAATAGACAATTTAACTTTAAATGTGTTTTCTGAAACAGGTATTGCATAATAATCAATATCAGTAGTTAACCCGGTAGTTGTACTAATAGTTACAAATTTTACTTTTGAATTTAAAATAAGACCATGCGATGCTAATGTAACTAAATCACCGGTATCTGTAAATGACACAAAACTTGATACTACAGGTGAATCATCAGTTCCGTTATAATTAACTTTACCAATTTCTAGTGCATCAATAATAGAATCACGATAAAAGAACATGTTAACCCATGCACTTTGACTAATTCTGTCAATTGGTCGAATAATTGTTCTACGGAATTCGTCACCTTTAATAGAAACGTTAGCGGGTAATCTAATTGGATAATCTTCGTAGTAAATACCACTTTCTACAAATACTGTAATTTGTAAATCACGAACAGTTTCACCAAATTCTAATTCCTCACCAACTTGAATTACAACAGTTAATGTTGTGCTAGTACCAGTTGGTATTGCATCTGCAGTAAATGAGAATGTATTAGTCGTTACAGATGATACAACCCATGAACCTGTTGGTGCATTAGTGTTACTACCAGAAAAATTAGCAGAATTTACAATAATATTTGTTCCTGCAGTAACTGTGTGATTGTTACTAGTAACTATAATATTAGCATTTGAATATGCCCAGGTAACATTAGATAAAATATAAGATGATGTAAAGAATCCAGGTTTAGATAACCGAACTTGTACAGTATCAACATTTCCTAGTGTACCTACACCAAACTCACCAGGTCCTGTTATCGCAGTTGGGGTTTGACCAATACTTAATTCAGCTGTATTTCCAGATGTTAACGTAACTACTGCAGTGCCAGTTGACAACGTAGCAGATAATCCAGTAACTGTTCCAACAGTGATTGTAATACTGCCTGCAGTTTTATGATTAACCGATAGTGTAAATTGTGTAAGACTGTCAATTGAGATAATAGTTAACGATGTATCTTGTGCCGGCACATATTTTACAATTGTGCCATATGCGTCCGATGCATCAACTGTTGATGAACCGACACCAAGTACTACTTTAGCAGGAAAAATATCGTTGTTTGACGGTGACCCTTGATCAACAAATCCTCTACCACCATTGTTAACACAAACATGCCATATTCCAGTGCCGTATGATGCAACTGGTGCTACGCCGACACCGTATTGAAGAATATTAAGAACTGTATCAAAACTATTAGTAAATTTTGTTATTGAATCATTTGAATTTAATATACCTGTTCCATTTAATGTCAATGTAACAGAATTACCAGTTAATGTAGTTAATTTAAAATTATGAGTAGTTGCATTTGCTACATAATAAATTGTATTGGTAACAATACCAGTAGTTGTTGTGATAGATGAGAATGATACTGATGTACCGTTAGTTAGACCATGGCTAGTTAAAACAACTAAATCGCCAATATCAACAAACGATACTGATCTTAATGATGCAACATTTGCTGCTATATTACCTTGTACAAATATAGAAGTTGACGGTAACTCGCTTGCATTTGAGAATGAAACAAGCTGAGGCAACGATTGATATCTAACTGCAGTTTCTTTATTTAAGACCTGCAATGCAACTGTTTTAGCAAATTGTAATCCGTCAAGCGATTGTTTATAATGTGTGCCGCCAACTGCAATAGTTCTTGCACTAGCATTTTTATAAAAACTTTTTCCTGAATTAATAGCTTGCCATGTTCCGCCTGTTATTAAATCAATACACATTGAATCAATGATAAATCCTAAATCTCTATAACACAACGATTCATCGTATACAAACCCGCCTGCAAATGTAGTATTAACATACACAACAGTGCTGTTAACAATTGACGTTGAATTGTTTATAATAAGATTTCTTAATGATATTGCATTTCTATACATATCATTTGTATCATTATTAGTAAATGTATCTTCGTTAACTAGCGTTATTGTAGGGCTGGCAACAGTTAAAAAGTTAACAACTTTGTCAACTTTATCGTTAATTAACGCAGTTATTGCAGATAGTTGAGGCGCAGTGCCGGAATAATTAGCAGTAATTTGTGCAGTAGCAAAAGTTTTTACACGATTAAAAATGTTTGTTGTACCGTTGGTGTTACCTGGTGCATCGCCAACTTTTGTATATTGTTGACTTGCTCGATATAATGCCGAATCTCCACCAAACGTTATATCATATAACAACGCAGTTACAATATTTTGTAATTCCTGAACCATCTTTACTCGATCATAAGTAACGCCGTAAAACAGTTCTCCGATATCTTGATTATCATATACATACAATTCGGTGTTAGTAGCAATATTGTTAATGATACTATATGTAAAAATTGATCTAGTTTGATCAATCATTGCTGCAGTAATAGTTTGATTAGTGTTAACTTTTATATTCGAACTTAATGCAGGAAACGTTGGTAACGTTGTTGGAACTTTACCAGATTGTATAATATCGGTTATAACTTTGAATAATCTTATAATTTTAGTTTGTTTAATCTCAGTATCAATTACTGGATAAAACTTATTCATAAACCAAGATGTAGATGTAGTAGGTCCGGTTGTATACACAGCAGTTGTATTGCCAATACCGGTATAGACTGTTTGCAAATCACTATTGCCGGTTGTAATATCTGGGTATGTAGTAGACACTGGCACATTTGCAATATCAGTTAAAATATCTGCAATTAACGTAATGTTTGACGAAACTGACAACGACGCAACTATACCATTAGATAGTGTATCATTTCTATATTGTCTTACAGATTGCTGATATGATACGTTTAATGTACCGTTTTTAATAATTGATTGTGCTAATACGTTGACATGTCTAATTGCTGCAATACATGCTTCTGATTCTGAATCTTTAATAAAATTAGATGATGCGTTAGCCCAAAATTGTTTTCCAGCATACACACTTTGACTATTACCGCCGTATGTTAAATCGTATACTAAACTCCAAATAATATATTTTATATCACGATTGCTTAACGCTCTATCATAAATTACATTTGGATATTTTGAACTTAAAAACGACAATGTTTCAGCTTGAATAAATGCAATATTTTCTAACAATAACTGTTTAGCTGATGCATGCCCAACTAGATCATACCCTACTGCTGGATTTGCAGGTAATGGATACTTTACTGCAGGCAATGTTCCGTACAGTACGTAGTTACGAATAACGTTAATATTTGAAATAATTAAACTTGTTTTTGATGCCGCTGGTAGATTACGAATTGCCGGTGTTAACATTAACAAGTTGATTAAATTTTTACGATCTATGGTACCAGTTGCACTAAATCTTCCAGCATTTAATTGTAATGTAGTATTTGAGAACGAAACTGAAGTAAGGGTTGATCTAGTAACTACAAACGAAACAACTGCACTGTTATTAAATGAAGAAATTGTAACCGCATCAGACGCAATATCTATACCAATTAGAGATGCATTAATAAGAATCTCACTTGCTACTGGATACAAAATTGATGTTTGTGTGTTAAAGAATAATGTTATTTGAGATCCGTCACACTCTGCTGATTTAATAGATATTGGATTAATAATTAACATAGATGCTAATTGTTCAGCACTTATATTAGTACCAGCATTTTTAAATGCAATTGCTGTTTGAACACTTTGATAATTTGATTTAAACAATGCATCGTACTTAATTGCATTAATTAATTGTAAAGTATATGCTTGTAATGCAACTGTGTTATATGAGAAATCGATAATTTGATCTCTTATAAAGTTAACAGTTTCGACCCACTGAATTAAACCATCACTAGTTGGATTATCGTGAACATAACTTACACCTTCCCAGTATGAATTGTAATTAGTACCCGACGTAGCAGAATCTGGATTAGATGCGCCTAGCACTAAATCGGTTCCGATATTTGTTAATAAAACATTAATCTTATCTTTAAGTGTATTAGTGTCATAGGCAAACGGATTAACGTATTTTTTATTAATATACGCAATTGCTTCTGCTTGAATAAAACCTTTGTTTGCTTGTAATAAATTAAATGCAGCAACATACCCAGAATCGCTAGAATTTCCACCAGTTAACGACACTTTTTGAATTTTTGAAAAATACTGATCAGCACTTATCGTATAGGAAATACGTTGTTTGTATGGGCCTGGTTCTTGACTTGCTACATTAATTAATGACTCTGCATGTAACATTGCAGCACCGACCGACCTAAAAGCGTAATTCCAAAATCTACCTTCTTTACCTGCAGGAGTTTGTGATTGTAAATCATCGCCGCTAGTTGCTATGTATAGATTAACATTACTTGAAAATGTTTTTTTATCAACATAAAACGCAGTTGCGGCTTGTAAATCATCTTTATTATCAATACCAACTATACCTGCTAATTCTTTTGGATGATCATGTAAATACAGCGGCCCTGTCATAGTATCACCACCGCGGTATATTGTATTCTTACGAGGTAGTACTTCGGATGGCAAATAATTACTAGTTAATGTTGAATCGTATGTGCTTCCTGCAGATGTATCAGGTGCAATCGGTTCATTACGCGCACTTACTGGACCTGGTACAATTGAACCGTTTGAATCTACTATACCTATAGTACCGTCTTCTGTTAATCTTACATAATTTTTATTTGCATAACCAACGTTAACTACTAACTCGTCAAGTGTAGTTGTAACATTAAGAGGAGCCCATAAGGTGTTAAATGATTGAACTAATGCATCGCTTGGATCCGGAACTCTTCCGATAGGAAACCCATTTGCATTAAACGGATATTTAATTTCAGGAGTTTCATCTTCTGAAAGTTGAGATGCTTTTGATGATATAACGATCGACGTGTCAGTGATATTAATGTCAATAAACTTATTACCTTTAACTAATTTTCTAGCAGTTAAACTGGTACCAGTTGCATTACCCATAATAATTTGATTTCCAACTAATACATCATCTACTGTTGAATAATCGCAACCATCTGCTAAATCAGAAAAGGTAATACGGCCGCCTTGGTTAAAAATTGCATATATTTCAGTAAAGTTTGCATTAACTTTACGAAATGCGTCTCTTATACTATCACCAGTGCCGTCGTTGCCTTGTACACCGATTTGAATTTGTTCTTGCATTTACGTGTCACTCCTTGTGTGAGAATGTTATTTGTTTGTGGTATTTATCAAAAAAATTTTATAATCTTAATGTAAATACAAATATGATTATCTCTACAGAATACTGTATTAATGAATATACAAGAATTAGTAAACTTGGAAACACCCATACCTATTTTCGAAAAAAAACTATAGTTACATTACGATGCGATAATTGCAATTTAATGTTTACTCGTAATAAAGGTTCGATGGATCCGGCACGATTAACTAATCAATTCTATCATGTATGTAGTAGTTGTAATGCTAAACAATTTGCACAATCAAAAGGTGTTGAAAGAAGAAAAATATGGGAAATGCCAGTTAGTAGTCTAAAGACATTAGACCAATTATAAATATGAAAAAGGAGATATTATGTTTGAATTTATCAAATCATTATTTAAAAGAAAACCTGCTAACACTCAATCATCAGATCCTGTGTTAATCCATGCAGATATTGGCGAGAGTGTTGTTATTACAGAAGTTTCATTAGCAGAGGTAAAACCAAAAAAACCAAAGGTAACTAAATTAAAAGAAGTTGAACCAGTTAAACCTGTAACTCCTGCAGTAGCTAAAGGTGTTAAACCTGCAGCTAAGAAAACCAACCCTAAACAAGTTAAATCTGAACCTGCAAAAATTGTACAACTTGTACAACCGTTACCAACTAAGAAAAAAGGTCGTCCTAAATTT